TTTCATCCTGCATCACCCTGTCTGTCCACTCAATCAGCGGCTCGACGCGCTCCGGGTAACAGACAAACTGGCAATGCTGGCTCATGGCGTAGGCCTGAACACCATGATAAGTAATACGCACATCCTGCACCCCCCAAGTCAGCGCTTTATACCCATCCCAATCCCGGCCTACGCTTTCGCAGTAATCGCGCTCCCATTCATCGGGGATGAAACGACCGCGCTCGAATGTCTCTCCGTCTTTGTGTCCGTCATGCGTTTCCCATGTTTTCGGCGTATCTACCCCCCATGTCCCTGTTACCCTCACAGGCCATCCCGTCACTGTGCCGACGTTGGGATAGGTTTCAAGTATCTCAATTTGAGGCGCAAGCCAATTTGGCATATACTCAATATCATCATCACCGTATGCAAGAATCGTATCAGGCGGCAACATTCGCATAATGGATTTTAGCGCGTTAGTCTTGCCGATGTTGCGGGAGAGGATGAGTTGGTCTGGACGCCACCCCAACAAATATTCCTGAAAACTCTTCTCAGAACCATTATCCCAAATCACGAGACTGTAATCGTTGTGCAAGGAATTCAGGCGGAGCGTGTCAAGACTTTTTTCTATTATCGCCGCCCGCCCCCTGTGATAATCGCTCTCCATTTCGGGCAGGTGCGTAATCACCAGCACAACCACGCGGGAGAGGGGGGCGATTGTCTTTCCTTTGTTTGGATTATTACCTAATCTCATTTGTCATCTTTCTATCCCGTCCACTCGTTCCCTTTATCGTCATAAAGATGATGTTCGCAGTTGTAGCCCTTGCATGTAAAATTTTCATTGCCGGCGCCGGGAATAAGTCCATGGCTCACCCACCAAGAAGCGCGGTGTCGTTGGCCTTTCAGCTTTACACACTCAGGGCAGGATTCCTTCCCATCGCTCCCGTCGAAGGTAAGCATTTCATTCCCCGCGCCTCTCAATTTCGCTTCTCCGAGTATGGTGTCGAGTTTATCGGTATACCCATCCGCCCGCGCGAAGGCTTCGGTTATCGGATCGATGCCGTCCCACTCCTCTTTGAGCCTTGAAAACAAATCGGCTATAAATCCGAACTCTGCGGACTGTTCCCCCGCCAGCCACGCCAATGTCTCATCGTCCATTGGCAGGGTTCCGCCGCCGTCCTCATACCCCAACTCAGCCGCGCTGACAAAGGCATCTGACATTGCACGGCTCATGCTGTTACGAAAGGACGTTACCGGCTGATTGCCAGTGAGATAATCATACACCGCGTCGTAAATCTCAGCCCAATAGGTGTTTCGGATACCATCATACCCTGGCGCGGCTTTCAGCGCGGCGCGCGTTTCCTGAGACAGATGCGGCAGGACAGCCGGCACGCGCCGAATGATTGCCTTGATTATCGCGGGGAAGAGATCTATCATTTTGCCGTTTCTAACACAATCGAAGTAATCTCACCCTGCTTGCCGCGCTTCACAGTCGCCACCTTTTTCGCGCTGTTCGGTTGGATGACCACGCGCGCTTCCGGCGTGGTCACATTGATGGGGGGGAAGGGGGGGAAGTCAGGTACAACAACATCAATGTTCAACGCTTGCGCCATTTGCGCGAACGTGTCACGCACGATATTACCATTCTCGGTTATCGTGTTCACCATCGCCGCAATCGCGTCAAGGATTAGCGCGTTCTGGTCCGCGATGCTAGAGGCAAAGCGCAGTGTCGCTTCGTATTCCGAGAGAGGGACTTCGACAAATTCCTCAGGGTCTTCGCTGTTTATTGTTATCGGTAATGTCATTTTTCACTCCTTTCTTCGCAAACGAACTATTGAGAAAAGCGCTTGCCATCGATGTTTTCCGCGGGGGTTTTGCTCTGACGTTGTTCACTACTACACTCATTTCCTTTGGTTTCAGATCCACCTTTGTTACCGTAGTCTCAGACAACTTGTTCAACGCATCCACCAGCATCAGGATTTCCTGATCGGGGTCGGTCTTATACGACTGGATCGGGGTGGTCGTTACCACATCCAAATCAAGCACAAACGCCGATTTGATTTCGTCCGGTGTGACAGCCTGTAATAATTTCGCCTTGATGCTCTCGGCTACATCGACGGGCAAGCCGCCGTAATGCGGCTGATACTCGAAGTCAAGCCCGTCGCCCTTCTTGTGCCGGCGCAATGCCACGTCTCGCCAAACATCCAGTTCCTTGAACTCGTCCAGCGACGGGATCCACTTGGCGGGCGCGGCGGCTATGGTTTCGGTTTGCGGTTGTTTCGCCAGTAGTGCATCCTGTTCCTGTTTCGCCTTCTCGTCCTCCTGCGCTTGTTTCTCCTCCGCCATCGCGTCCAGGTCCTCATACTCAAAGCCGTCAGGCATTTCCAGCCCCACGATCTGCGCGGCTAATGATGGTTTCATGCCCGCGTCAATGTAAGTCTGGTAAGATGCGGATTGCGCCACAGGGTCTTGCGTTTCGCTGTCGGCTACTTCCGTATTAAATTGCAGGCGCAAGCCGAGAGGCATAAACACCTGCTCGTTCAAATCGTCCGCGATGGACTCGCACAGCGGGAAAATATCGTCCCTCTGCCACATCATATAATCAACGGTCGCCGTTGCATAACTATCCCAATCACTCAACAGGTGGGAGGTGGGCATACCGATACCCAGCGCGATGTTCTCAATCGCCTGCCGGTAGACTTCGTTGTTCTTCAGGTCATCCACGCCGGCGCCGATGGGCTTCACGTCCATCGTTTCCGCGTTGAAAATCTTTGTCGAGAAGCGGGAGATGTTGCGGAGGAAGCGGGACCAGCCGCGCTCGATGTCCTCTTTCTTCTCGTTGAATATCGTGCCCTTCAGGGCGAGTACCGTTGGTTTCACCCCGCCGCGCTCGTAAAAGTTGCGAATGAATAAATCGGCGAAATAGATCGAGCCGGTCGAGTTGAAGATAGCCTGTACTGCTGTGTTCTTAGATGGTAACAATTCGGTAGTGTGGTCGAGCAACCAGATTTTTATAAGGTCGGGATCGTCCGGGGAATACCTCTTTGGCCTCCCGTTTATGTTGCGCTCGAAGTAATCCAGCAGTCCTGTATCATTGCTTACGATCTCCCGTATCGTAGTCGGCACCAGGAAATTGAGATTCTTTGTGTTCTTTAGTACATCATTGCCGCGCAACAGATACGACTTGTTGTGAAAGGTCAGCGACAGGCTAATGCGCCGGAGTAGGTCTTTCGGCTTCGGCAGGAACTTGATCTTATTCTCCCAGGCGGTCGAGTCGTCAAATACCTCCTCCCCCTTCATAATTGAAAAAGGTACATTTGCCGTGGCGATGGCGCGTTTATTCACCGCCCGAAACGAAGCGGCGACCTTGTAAAACATATCGTCCAGTTCTTTTTGCGGCGCGTTCGTGATGAAATTCCACGCCTCTGGATTTGACTCCAGATCCCACGGGTTGAGGGACTTTGTGTTCGTGCCATCTGTGATGATTATTTGTGCCATGTGTGCCTCTATATCATGTACCAAGTTTCAATCATGTCGCTTTCGTGGGCATAACGTCCCGCCGAAATCAAGTGGTCATTTGTGCCGCTGGGCTTTAGCAGGGCGTGACCGCCCGCGTCCTCCAGCCAATGCGCCGTGCTAACTTCCATCTTCGTATTGACACAATTTTTATCAATGATAATTTCCTGCTGTTGCAACCATTGATAACCAAACAATACACTATCCTTACCTTTTGCCGCGCCGCTGGCATTGACGCCGAGACCCTGCAACTCGGCAATACTTTTCGGCTCTGCGCTATCGCATACCACCGGACGATTACCAATCTTTGTTTTCACTTCAACCGCCAGCAGGTCATTTGTCAAACCCTTTTGATACAACTCGTCATAAATATAAATCCGCTTATTCAGCTTGTCATAGTGTGCGACCCATAACGCGGACGGGTCAACACTGAAACCAAAATCCAACCCGTACCGATGGTTGGTAAATTGCGCCTGCATCCCGCTCAAATCATCCACACGCCAATTCGTAAAGATAACATGACCGAGTATGCCCCAGTTGCCCAAGCTATAAACATTGTACCTGTATTTGTCCTTTTCGTTTTCCAAGTCTTTGTGATCTTGCACCGTCAAAAACTTGTTATCCTTGAACGTGGTTTTGAGTATGCTCAAATCTTCGCTGTGATATTCCTTTTGGTCGTCGCTCCACGCCACGCCCGCGAAGAACTCCTCGTATATCCAGTGGCTTTGCAAAATCGGATTGAATGAAAGTGTCATCCGCTTCGCCGTACCTTCATCGCCGCCGCGTTGACGCTTGTATAAATCCTTCACGTCGCCGCGCTCTGTCTCGGTCGCCTCTTCAATCCAAATGTCAGTAATAACACCTTTAGCAGGCACAAGGCTCTTTATCTTTTCCACGTCATCGAGACCCGCGAATAATATCTGGTATCCGTTCTTGCAGGTAATCACCGCATCCGATTTATTGAGCGTGAAATAATCCAGCAAGCCAGCCTCACGTATGACGCGCTCTATCTGCTGGTACACGCTCCCGCGTATCGTCCTGGCGGTCTGTCTGCATACAAGATAATTCCTGCCGCCTGATAAAACATCGTAAATAACCCGCTGAGATAAATACCAACTTTTGCCACTGGATGAGCCGCCATAGTAAATCTGCGTGCGGGCGTACTCGGTAAGGTAAGGTTCGTATATGTCGTTGACATCAAGATTTATTTCCATCTATCTCGCTTGCCTTTCGGATGGTAATGGTCAACGCTTCGCCGCCGCTGGTCACGTCCACCTTAGTGGTAAACTTACCGTGTATCTTTAGCACATCACGCACCGCCGCAAGTTTATCGTGTAATTCTATGTCGGTTGTAATGGTTTCTTTATCTTCTTTTTCGCCGTTCACGGTAATAACTGTTTGCCGTACTCGCTTGATAATCCCCGTATTTTCCGCTTCTCTTG